AATAAAAACTTATGAATGTGGAATATTTTGTGAATTACCTAAATTTTAGTTGATAACTTGTTTAATACTTAAAAAACAATAGGGTAAACTTTGCATCGCCAATAATGGTAACAATTTGGAACGTGATGATTTAATAAACGAAATAACTAAAAACCCTGCTTATCTTGATACTTGTAAAAAGTTAGATGCAGGATATAGTGATGACATTTTTCAAGAGGTTATAATAGAAATATTAACTATTCCTGCTGAACGTTTACCCACTTTAAATTATTTGCAGTTCTGGTATTATTGTGTAGCTAAAAATATTATTTCACGTAATGGCAAGTTAGGTAAACTATTTAGTAAAGAAATTCCAATGGATGAATTTATGGAATCTGAATCCGAAAGAATTATTGATGACAGCGATTTAGACTTTAAGAAAATTGAAAACTTTATGCTTGGATGCAGCGAGTTTGAAAATAGAATCGTGTTACTATATGCCGAACATAAATCTATGAGAAAGATTAGTAAAATAACTGGCATTAGTTATTCAGCATTACGTTCAGTAAAAGAAAAAATAAAAAAATTTGCAAATGAAAATCCTTGTAATAATTCCGAGTTATCCTAACATAAGCGGTGTAGACTATCACCGACTATTACAACCACATAAACGATTAGCAGAAATGTTTGCTGATGATGTGGATATGTATCAAATAAATGAAATAGACAGCGCAACAATAGAATTTCTGCAAGGGTTTGACATAGTAATAGCTAACCGATTTATAAGCAGAGTAAATGGAAACGATGTAATAAGAAAACTAAAAGATGCAAATGTTCCATATGTATTAGACATTGATGACGATTACAGGCTACCTAATTGGCACATACTACAAGAAGCAGCAAAGCAAGAAAACCACGCAGCAAAGATACTTCAAGCACTACATTATGCCAAAGCAATAACAACTACACACGAATACTTAAGTGGAACCCTAAAATACGAAGCAAGTCAGCCAAATACTTTTGAAATACCTAATGCAATAAACCCAAGTGAAGACCAGTATAAGTTTGCAAAAAGAGAACTTGATGTAGTTAAATTCGGTTGGAGTGGTTCAATAACACACTTTGAAGATGTGTTGCTAATGCACGATGGTTTATATTCTTTATATCACCAAGATAAATACAAAGGTAAATTCCAAGTAGTGTATGGTGGTTACAGCAAAGATGATGAAACATCAAGAGCAATAGCAGGAGTAATGTCTTGTAAAGGTAAAGCAAGTGAATCGCAGTTTGCAACCTATCCAAGTGTAAGCATAAACGAATACGCAAAGTTTTATGATACGATTGATGTAAGTTTAATACCTTTAAGAGATAACCGATTTAACAGGCTTAAATCAAACCTAAAACTAATTGAAAGTGGATTTAAAAAGAAAGCATGTATTGTAAGTAATGTGCATCCATACGAACCAATGTTAAAGCACGGAAAGAATTGTTTAGTAGTAAAGCATAAGAACGATTGGTATAAGCACATGGTTAAACTAATTGAAAACCCTGCAATGATTGAGGATTTAAGTGAACAACTATATTTAGATGTTCAAGTGCAACACATTGACCGAATAGCAGAAGCAAGATACAAAGCATATAAAACAATTTTAAAGTTATGATAGAAACAGAAAAACTAATGACAATAAAAGAACTTGAAGAATTATACTTAAAAGGATTAGAAAATGGAAGTATAGTTTTAGAAGAAAACAAACAAAAACAAATAAAAAATGTGCCAGTATTAATTATTGGCTCAAAATGGAATAGTGATATAGAATTATGATAGATAAAATTTTTTACTGCATAGGAATAGCAATGCTATTTACTTCATTTTTTAGTCTGACTCAACTACCAACGTGGTTGGATTTTAAGCCATTTAACTGCAACGTGTGCCTTTCTTTTTGGATTTGTGTAATAACTATTCAATTTGATTTAATTCAGCATACACAAGCATTTGCCATAGCAGGTTACGCAGCCTATTTTTCAATGATACTAAAAAGAATAATGTATAAAATATGAGAAACTTTGATGAAATATATTTTGCAATGAAAAAAAAAGGTGATAACCGATTCAGCCTTTTAGAATTAGTAAAAATATTTGATAATGAAACAAGTTGGGTGGGAACTTCTCAACAGCTATTAGAAATTAAATCATTGAGCCACGAGGTTACAGGAATAAGAAGTGGCGATTGTTCTGCTTGTAATTTAGATGCAGTAAAAAATATGGTTAAGTGGGTAAAATTAAACGAACCTAATATAAAGATAAAGAAGTAATGGCATTAATCGCAATGGCTGTGTATGACACAGAAGAAAACAAAAGAAGTAAATATACATCACAAACACTTGAAAATTTAGCGAATACAGTTGATTTTAGTGAACACAGAATTATAGTTATAGACAATGATTCATGTGAAGAAACTAAAAATATTTTAAAAGATTATGACCAATTTATAACTGCAATATCCAACACCGAAAACGTAGGTACTGCAAAAGCAATTAACCAAGCATGGAAATATCGTAAACCAAACGAAGTAGTAATCAAAATGGATAACGATGTAGTTATAAATAATTATGGTTGGATAGAAGAAATGGAGTTAGCAATGAAACTCGGAGGCTATGGAATATTAGGTTTAAAACGTAAAGACTTGATGCAGTCACCAAATGCAAGTAACCATTGGAAAACAGAACTAAAAATGCTTCCACATGAGAAAGGCGATAACTGGGTAGTAGTAGAAGAAAGCGCAGATATAATGGGAACAGTTCAAATGTTTCATCCTGAACTAATAAATAAAATGGGTGGATTAATGCAAGCAGGAGTATATGGATTTGATGACACATTAGCTTGTATAAGAGCAATACTATTAGGATATAAATTAGCATTCCTGCCACATATTGACATAGACCATATTGATATAGGTGGCGATGCTTACACAGAATGGAAACGCAAATATGCAGGCGAAAAAATGGAAGAGTTTTATAAAATCAAAGAAGGATTAATAAATGGAACAATACCAATAAAAGTAAATTTATGATAGTAATAACAGTAGCAGACCAACGTAGTAAATGTTTCCAATTAGAAAGGTCTTTAAATCACTTTGGATGGAATTACCACATTATTGAAGTGAATCAATGGCAAGGATTTGGAACGAAATTGAATAAAACTTATGAATATTTAAAAGCTAATCCGAATATAACCGATTTTATATTTGTAGATGCATACGATACATTTTTTTTAGATACACCTGCAAACACTAAACGTAAAATATATTGGAATTGCTTGTTTAATTCGGAGGTAAATTGTTATCCTGATGTAGACCAATTATCTAAATACGAAGAACGAGAGCAATACACAAAACCAAATACTAAATTTAGATTCTTAAATAGTGGTGCTTACTATATGCAGTCTGAAACCTTTATAAAACTAATGGAATCAAAACAAATACACGATAGCGAAGATGACCAACGTATAGCAACTAAATGGCTACTTGACAATCCAAGCATAGGTATTGACCATGATTGCAGAGTATTTCAAACATTATGTGGACTATTACCAAGTGATTACAAAATAGAAAATAATCAATTTATAACCAAAGATAACTTTAAACCAACTATAATTCATGGAAACGGAAAAGCAGATATGAATTTTATATACGAACTAATTAATTAAAAAATGAATACACTAAAAGAATTACAAGACAGCTACCAAAATACATCGGAGTGGAACGAAATGGTAAACGAAACATTTATCACTAAAACCAATGATGTAAAAGAACTAAAAGCATTAAGAGATTTTGTAGAGCAAAACGCATTCGGATTCGGTGAAAGAGCCTTCTATCAAATGTGGAGTATGATAATAGATGAAATGCCACAAACATTTAGCTTTCTTGAAATAGGAGTATTCAGAGGGCAAACATTAGCACTTATAAGAATGCTTGCGAACCTTAAAGGTAAAGAATGTAAAATAGTAGGTGTAACACCATTAGACACAACTGATGGACATTGGGAATCAAATTATGCAGAAGACATAGACTTATTACATGCATCATTTAACATTGAACAACCTAAAATTATAAAAGGATTATCAACTGATGAAAAAATAATAAAACAAATAAAGAACTTTGATATAGTTTATATAGATGGCGGTCACGAATATGAAGTAGTAAAATCAGACCTTGAAAACTATTGCAACAAAGCAAAAAAGTATTTAGTAATTGATGACTGTGCAAATAGATTTAACTTAAAGTGGGGAATGTTTGCAGGAATAGAACCAGTATCAAAAGCAGTTGATGAATACTTACCACCATTTACTGAAAACAATAACTTTACTTACATTTGTAACGTAATACATAATAGAATTTGGAAACGAAATAAATAAAAATAAAAATGGGAAAAAATAAATATGTAGAAACACCCGAAAAACTTTGGGAACACTTTGAGAATTACAAAAACGAAACCAAATCAAGTCCAATAAAGAAACACGTATTTGTAGGAAAGGATGGTAACGCAGACTATGAACTAATCGAAAGACCACTTACAGTAGATGGTTTTGAAGTATGGTGTTGGAGAAACGAGATTATAAGCGATTTAAGCAACTATTTTGCTAATACTAATAATAAGTATTCAGAATATTCAACCATCTGTTCACGCATAAGGAAAGAAGTACGCAATGACCAAATAGAGAAAGGACTTGCAGGCATATATAACACAAGCATTACTCAAAGGTTAAATGGCTTAACTGACAAGAGTGAAGTAACAGTTAAAGAACAGCCACTTTTTCCTGATGACCAATTTTAAAGAAAGTCAATAAAACCGTTTGTCTACACGAAGCAGAAAGTTAACCAACCAATAAAAAAATTATGAAAAAAGGAATAAAAATAAATAGACAAAGTTTAAAGGAGAAATTCTTTAATAATTTAATTAAATCAGATAATTGTTGGGAATGGACTGGCAGAAAAAATAAAGCAGGTTATGGTTATATATATCATAAAAAAGCATTGGTAGCAAGTAGAGTATCATTTGAACTATATAATAATAGAGAAATAAAAGAAGGAAACTTTGCTTGTCATAGATGCGACAATACTTCTTGTGTTAATCCTAATCATATATTTGAAGGAACACCACTTGATAACACGAGAGATATGGAAAACAAAGGAAGGAGAAAACAAGGCAAATTAAATCCTATATCATTAAATAATTTAAAAGGAAACAAAAAAACAATGTGGTATCATAATATCATATAATATGTCATTTAAAAGAACAACTGCAATTAGTAAACTATTACTACTTGAAAAACGAAAGAAAGTAATTCAAGGTGGCACAAGTGCAGGTAAGACATTTGGAATACTACCTATACTTATAGGCAGAGCAAGTAAACATCCTAATTTAGAAATAAGTGTAGTAAGTGAAACAATACCACATTTAAGAAGGGGTGCGATAAAAGATTTCTTGAAGATAATGGAATGGACAGGCAGGTATCAAGATGCAAATTGGAATAGAACACTATTAACCTATAAGTTTGGCAATGGTTCTTACATTGAGTTCTTTAGTGCAGAGCAAGAATCAAAGCTACGAGGTGCAAGAAGAAATGTACTTTATATTAACGAAGCAAACAATATTAGTTTTGAATCATACCATCAATTAGCAATCCGTACAAGTGGCGATATATGGTTAGACTTTAATCCTACATCAGAATTTTGGGCGCATACTGAAGTGTTAAAAGATAACGATGCAGACCATATAATATTAACGTACAAAGACAACGAGGCATTACCCGAAACAATTGTACACGATATTGAACAAGCAAGGATAAAAGCACAATCAAGTTCTTATTGGGCAAATTGGTGGAAAGTATATGGACTTGGTGAAATCGGTTCACTACAAGGAGTTATATTTGACAACTGGCAACAAGTAGCACGAATACCAATTGATGCAAAGTTATTAGGATATGGAATGGATTTTGGATTTACAAATGACCCTACCACATTAGTAGCAGTTTACAAAATGAATAACCAACTATACTTTGATGAATTACTTTATAGAACTAATATGACTAACACCGATATAGGTAATTTTATGAAGTCAGAGGGTATAGGTAGACCCTACGAAATAGTAGCAGATAGTGCAGAACCTAAATCAATTGAAGAATTAAGAAGACAAGGATTCCAAATGACACCTGCAACAAAAGGAGCAGACTCAATTAAAATAGGAATAGATATACTGAAACGAGAACCATTCTTTGTGACTCAAAATTCAACTAATATAATCAAAGAGTTAAGAGCATACCAATGGGCAACTGATAGAGATGGAAAGGTAACAGGTAAACCAGTAGACCATTCTAACCACTCAATAGATGCTATGAGATACTTCGCATTAAACAAGTTGAATAATAGACCGAGTGGCAAGTATGCTACTTTTAAAATTTAGCAAAAAAGTAAAAAATTTATATATTAAAGAGAATGAAGTTTGAAAAAATAACCATAAGTCAGTTTATTAAATGCAAAACAATTGCAGAACTTGAAACAGACCCATTGAATCGAAACATTAAATTGTTAGCTGAATTAACTAACAAAACTTTTGATGAAATAGAATCAATGCCAATTGAAGACTTAACGAAATCATTAAAAGCATTTAGTGAAATAGAAAATCTGAATCCAAATGCAAGAGTTAAAATGGATTTTAAAGTAAAGGGCAGAAGGTTTAAATGTATTTGGCAAACTCAAAAGTTAAAAGCAGCGCAGTACATTGATGCAACTTCATTCTGCAAAGATGAGGCTAATATAATAAACAACATTCATAACATACTTGCAGCAATATGTGTTGAAAAGAATTGGTTAGGTAAGGTAAAAAAATACGATGGTGCAAACCACAAAGAGGTTGCAGACTTGTTTTTAAACCACATGAAAATTGAGCAGGCATATCCTATCATGCTTTTTTTTTGCAAGTTTTACAAGGAATTAGCCGACAATATCCTAATCTATTTGGAATCGGAAGCGGAGAAAGCACTGGAGAAAGTGAAGCCAATATTGGACAAACATTCGAAACTAAATGGGGTTGGATTGTAGCGATTAACAACCTTGCGAACAACGATAGAAGTAAGTGGGAATACTTTGAGGATATGAACATAATTGAGTTCTTAAACACGTTAGTATTCTATAAGGATAAAAGTGAAGATGATAAAATAAAATGGCAAGCAGCGCAACGAACATAGGTAATAAGTATGGCAGTTCATTAGATACCTTTACAAAGGATTTAAAGAGTGGTGTTGATGCTGTGTTTTTAAAGTGGGCTGAAGATTCTATTTTAATAATGTCAAAGATTATAAAGAGCAAAGCACGAACCAAGCAAGCGAGTACATTAGCAAGTGACTTATACCCAAATGTAATTGATAATGGAATACAAATAGTTACTACTCAAAATTATTGGGAATTTGTGGATGAAGGTGTGAAGGGTGTATTCAATAAAGGCAAAGCACCAAATAGCAGATTCAGTTTTAAAAACTTGGGAGTGCCAAAAGATATGCTAAATAGTTTTAAGCAATACATAGCACGAACAGGCAGTAAAGGTTTAAGGAAACAAACTTTAATCCGAAAGAATAAAAAGAAACAAGCAGACTTAATTACAAAGGAAGCAATGGCAATGGCAGTAGCAACCAAGATAGGTGGAATAAAACCAATGAACTATGTAGAACCTGCTGTGGGTGCTAAAAGATTAAAGGTACTAAACAAAGCACTATCAAAAGAAATGGCAGTAAAAATAAAATTAGCAATTATAAAGTAATTATAAAATAATGGCAATAACAATAATAACAACACCAAACGCATTTATGGCTGCTTATAATCAAGTGCCATACACAGTTAGTTCAAACAACACTGCGCAACCTAACTTTAACTTTATAGTTGATGTAAACCAAACAAGCGGTGCAAACAATCCATTAGCAAGGTTAAAATACCCAGTGCAACCAAGTAGCGCACAATTAACTTTTGATATAGGTAACGTACTTAAAAACTATGTTACCTACGATTTTAATAATGTTACATCAGTATTTGGAACTAACACTAATTCACGTTTAAAGTATTACGTTCAATTTCGTGAGTTATATGATGTAAGTGGAACACCAACATTAAGCGGTGTATTAGCAAGCCACCCAACTACACCAAGCATATCAAGTTTTAATTTTGCAAGTAATGGAATGTTTGACTTTGAAGACTTTACACCAACTGCATATAGGAACTGTGATGTAAGTGGCTTTGGTTATTTATCAAATGCAGGAACAATTGAAAGAATCGAAAGCAATCAAGAGAAATTTTTATATTGGTTTGACCCTACAACAGCAGTTAAGAAGATTAGATATGTAGCAACTAATGGCGATACTGAAGACATATCGGTAACACTAACAGCAAAAGAGTATTTATTTAGCACAAGAGCAGGTAAATATGCACAAGATGTAATAACAGGAGCAGGATTAGAACTAACAACAGCATATAAAGTTGAGTTATTAGGTGCAACAGATAACGTATTAGCGACAAGAACATTCAGTTTAAACACCGAATGCAGTCAGTACCCAACAGTAAGACTACATTGGATGAATAAATTAGGCGGTTTTGACTCGTTTAACTTCAATAAAAACACTATAAACGCAATGGAAATAGAACGTAAACAGTTTAAAGCACCATTGCCAATAGGTTATAGTAAACAAGATAGGCTAAAAACCAACTACAACACTACAATAAACGACAAAATAAGTATTAATAGTGATTGGATAACTGAAGCAGAAAGCACATTACTTGAAGAATTAGCAACATCGCCTGTAATATATCTTGAAAGAAGCGCAACGGAATTTATAGCAGTAAACATAACGAATACAAACTACGAAATAAAAACATTTTTAACCGATAGAAAAATGTTTAACGTATCATTTGACATAGAATACACTTACTCACGTTACAGACAATCGCTATAATGAATCAAAATAGATTAGTAATAAACCAAGTAGCAGGAGCAAATATAGTTGAGTATGAGTTAGACTTATATGATAACGTTCCTTTACCAATTAACAAGAGTATAATTGACATTCAGAATATAGCTGAACGCAAAAGTGATTTTAGTAAAACAATTACTTTGCCTGGTACTTCAAACAACAATGATATATTTAGTAACATATTTAATTTAGCACGTACAACCGAAAACACTAATACGTATAACTTTGCTCCTGACTTTAACCCAAACTTAAAAGCAGATGCAATACTATATAAGAATGGTATAGCAATGATTCAAGGTTACTTGCAGTTGACTAATATAAACATAGTTGATGACTACCAAATAGAATACGAAATAATTATAATCGGAAAGTTTGCAAACTTGTTCCAAGACTTGGGAGAAAAGAAATTAAACGAACTTGATTTAAGTGCTTATGACCATGAATGGAACTTTGCTAACATTCAAACAAGTTGGACACCAAGCGCAACACGTGGATATTACTATGGATTAATTGACAAAGGTTTTAGTAATGACCAAAAAGGATTCTTAACAACTGACCAAAAGCCACAAATATTTGCACGAACAATAGTAGATGCAATATTTAAGGATGCAGGATATAGGTACGCATCACTATTTTTAACAAGTGGAATATTCAACAAATTAGTAGTTCCAACAACACAAGACAAATTATTAATATCAAAGCAAGAAGTAAGCGATAGAACGTTTAAAGGCGATAGAATAGTAGATAGTGCTTTTATACCATTAACAACATTATATACAGATGTGCCTTTTAATAATACTGGCAAACAGTCAACACCTGCAGGATATGACCCTACAACATATAAGTTTACAGTTCAAAAAAATGGACACTATCAGTTTGGTTTAAATATAAATATGAACCTTAAAAAAACAGGCACAAGTTCTTTTTTGGTTTTAAATTTTGATGTTTATAGAACAAGAAGCGGTGTAAGAACTTTAATTGGTTCAACAAGCACTCTTACTACTTCAATGGTAGCAGACTTTACAATAAATAAATACTATGAAACTAAAACATCTAATGATTGGTGTGAAGTAGGAGATGTTATTGAAGTGCAAATGATGACAATTATTACAGGTAGTTGGCAATATTCTTTATTAACAGATTCAGCATTCTTTTCAATTCCAAACCCACAAATATTTGTAGGTGACACAATGCAACTTGAAAACTGTTTGCCAAGTGATATTAAACAAGCAGACTTTTTAGCATCAATAATTAAAATGTTTAATCTTTACGTTTCAGTTGATGAACTTGATAGTAAAAAATTAAAAATAGAACCACGTGATGACTATTTTACTAATGACATAGTAGACTTAACAAACCATATTGATGTAAGCAGAGGTGTTGAAATAAAGCCATTAGGAGATTTAAAATACAAAGAATATACTTTTGCTATGGCAGAGGATAAGGATGAGTTAAATGATGCCTATCAAAAGCAATACACCTATCCATACGGAACAAAACGATACACAGTACCAAATGACTTTATAACCGAAAGCTACAAAACAGATGTATTGTTTGCCCCTACACCATTAGCAGCAGCAAAAGAAAACGCAAACGTAGTATTTAGCCAAATAATATTTAAGAACTCAAATGGTGAATCAATAGATAGCACATCAAAATTAAGGCTATTAGTTGCAGGTGGATTAAGTCCAGTGATAGGTACTAACTACTTTCATTATCTTGATGATAATGGCACAAAACATTATTTTGATTCTTATGCTTATGTAGGTCACTACGATAATATAGCAGCACCCACATTTGATGTAAACTTTACAACACCAATTCAACTATATTATAAAACTGCAATTCAAACTACTCAAACAAGTAATAACATTTATAATGTTTACCATAAAAAAGGAATAGAAGAAATCACAAACAAAGATTCTAAATTAGTAACTTACTATGTTAAATTAAGTGAAGTTGAAATAAACAAACTATCATTTAGAAGTAGTTATTTTATAGACAAACAATACTATCGTTTATATGAAATTGATTTTGATTCAAATAGCGAAGACCCTGCAAAATTAACATTCTTAAAGTTAGCGGTTGCACCTGCTTTTGTACCTTATAATTTAGTAACTAATGGAGGCGGTGGTGGCGAAGGTTCAGCATACGCACAAAACGTAACAAGGAACAACACACAGTATCCAAAAGGAGTTGATGTAATCGGTCAAGGAAGTGAAAACACATTACAAGGCTACGAACAAATAGTTAATTCAACAGGTAACTTTGTAAACGCAAACCAAGTAAATATATTAGGTGGCGAAAATAACACTGTTATAAGAAACAATGTAACTTTAATCGGATGTGAAGACTACACGAGTGAAAGAGATGGGCAAGTAGTAATAAACAACATTGACCAACCATTACTTGCAACACGATTATTAACAGTTGCAGAATTAAATAATTTAAATTCAACACCAATTCAAATACTACCAATTCAAACAGGTTATTGGGTTGAGGTTTATGATGCTTACATAACAGTATTTTTTGGCACAGCGACACCAGTTGCGTACAATAATCATAAGTTACATTTTCAATACAATGGAGATGGCACACACTTGTTAGAATTTGATAACGGAATTACAGGGGTCACAACAGCGACAAAACAAAGAGGAATAAATATAAATGATTTACCTTTTAAAGAATTAGCAATTGAGATACATAGTGCAGGAAATTTAGGAGCATCAGGAAACAGTCAAATGTTAATAGAATTAGAATACAGATTACACCCAATTATACAATAATGGCAAACGAAAAAATAATATTTGACACCGAAGTAAAAGTAGGAAGTTCAGTAGGTTCAGTAAAAAGTTTAAAGGCAGAATTACGAGCAGTAACAAATGAACTCGGAAGTCTTGAACAAGGCAGTGAAGCATTTATAAAAGCAGCACAAAAAGCAGGTGAGTTAAAGGATAGAATTGGTGATATAAAAGCAACTGTAAATGCATTTAATCCTGAAGCAAAGTTTCAAGCATTAGCAGGAGCAGTTGGTATAGCAGCCAATGGTTTTAGTGCTATGCAAGGTGCAATGGCTTTAATGGGCAGTGAGAATGAAGACTTAAACAAAACTATTGCCAAAACACAAGGAGCAATTGCATTAGCAACTGGCTTGAATGGTTTATTAGGAATGAAAGATGCATTTATTCTTTTAAGAACTACATCTATTGCTACGTTTGCATCAATTAAAGCAAGTATAATGGCAACAGGATTAGGTGGTTTAATTATAGCACTTGCAGCAGTTGTTACAGCATTTTATGCAATGGCAACAGCATCTGAAGAATCTGCTAAAAGACAAATTGCAGCTATTAATGAAACACAAGACAAACTAAATGAACAATATGATTTAGAAATAGCAATTGCAAAAGCAGCAGGGAAAAACACAGCAGAGTTAGAACGTGGCAAAATAGAGGATAGAAGAAACTCAGCAAGGGAAGCAGTTAGAATAAGCCAAGAGCAATTAGATAAACAACTTTATATTTCAAGTGATGAGCAAAAAGCACATGATGAATTAGTTAAAAATAAAAAAGCTATTGACAATGAATATTTAATTTTTGAAGCAGGGTTAACTAAAACAAAACTTGATAAGGAAAGTAAATTTTACGAAGACAAAAAAACAAAACAAAAAGAATCAAACGAAAAGGCTAAAGCAGAACAAAAAAGAATTGATGATTGGAACAAGGAGCAAGACCAGTTAAAATTAAAAGTTGAAGAGGGTAACAGAGATGCAGACAAAGCGATTCAAGATGTTATAGACTTTAACAAAGAAGAGCAAAGAAAACAAGATGAAAAAGACCTTGAAGAAAAAAGGAAGAGAGATGCTCAAGAAGTTTTAGTAAGGCAAGAAAGAATAGCATCAGAAATAAATGATTTAAAAGAACAAGCAAAAGATGAAACATTAACTGCTGAAGAAAGATATGCTGCTTTAGATGCATTAAATAAAAAACAATTACTATCTGATAAGGAAACAAGTGATGCTAAAATAGCAATCGCACAAAAGGAAGCAGAAGCAAAAAGACAAATACTACAAACAACAGCACAGATTTTAGGTGGCTTAAGTGAGTTAGCAGGAAAGCAAACCGAAGAGGGAAAAGCATTAGCAATAGCACAAGCGACAATTGATACTTATTTAAGTGCCAGTTCAGCATACGCAGCAGCAGCAAAGATTGACCCATTAGTGTTAGCACCATTAGCAGCAGGAGCAGCAATATTAGCAGGATTTGCAAGGGTGAAAGCAATTGCAGAAGTAAAAGTTCCCAATAGTAGTGGTGGTGGAGGTGGTAACCCAACAGCACCAATAGTGCCACGTATTCCACAGTCAATTAGTGGTACTAAATTAGGAGGTAACAGTGAAGTTATAACAAACAATAAAGGAACAGTTGGAAAGGTTTATGTAACTGAAACAGACATCACAGCAACCCAAGATAAAGTTAAGGGAATTATACGCAAGGCAACTATCAAATAATTCTAAAAAGCAAATACTAAAATAATTTATATTTAATAAAGAATGGACAAATTACCTATTTACAGATTCATAGTATTGGAAGATGATGAAGCGCAATTAGAAGCAGTTGCATTTGTTGATTCTCCTGCAATAGAAATGAACTGGCAGGCATTTAACAGCAAACAATATTCATTTAAAGCAGACGCAGAAAAAAGGATAATTTCAGGTCCGTTAATGGTTGCTGAATTACCTATTTATAGACGTGATGAAAGTGGTGAGTATTATGGTGTATTTCAAAAAGAAGACATTTACAACTTAAGAAACAAATTCTTTAAGCAAGGTAAATCAAATCTTGTAAACGAAATGCACAACAGCGACAAAATGATTGAAGGTGTGTATATGATTGAATCTTTTTTAATTGATGAGGCAAGAGGTATAAACGCACCAACAGGATATAATTTAACAGATGGTTCGTGGTTCGGTTCTTACAAAATAGATAACGATGAAGTTTGGAATGACTTTATAAAGAGTGGTGAGTTTAAAGGTTTTAGTGTTGAGGGAATATTTAACACAGTAAAGATAGATGAGAAACCACAAGGAATAATAGAAGATATAATTAATATAATCAAAAACATAAATGAATAAACCTAAACTAACTGCCAAAGAAGCTATAATGCAAATTGGCAATTTATTGAAATTAGATTTTGCAAAAGTAGAGAAATTCGAAAGCGCAAAATTAGCAGATGGCACAGAGATAATGTGGGATGGTGACTTAAGCGAAGGAGCAGCCTTAATGGTAGTTGCTGAAGACGGAAACCAAATGCCTGCACCTGATGCTACTCACGAATTAGAAGATGGAACAATGGTTACAACAGTTGGCGGATTAGTAACTGCAATTGAAGGAGCAAGTGTTATATCTGAAGTTGAAACTCCTGAAGAAATGGCTGCTGCACCTGATGTAAGCGCATTAGAAGAAAGAATCATGGCATGTGAGGCAAAGATGACAGCAATGGAAACTAAAATGGCTGAAATGTTTAGCGCAGTAGAAAGTAAGTTTGCAAGTATTAACGAAAGTAATGTAAGCAAATTTGAAGAGATTAGTAAAATCGTAGAAGAAATTGCAGCAGAACCAATAGTAGTAGCAGCAAAACCAACTAACTCAACATTTAGTAAAAAAGAACGTGCAATGACAACTGTTGAACGTATCGCAGAATTCAAAAAATTATCAAACAAATAACTAAAAACAAAAATCAAACAAAATGGCATTTAACGTAACAGCCTTAGCGGCATACACAAAAACCAACGAAAACATGTTGTTGCACCGTTCGTTCTTCGAACCTAAAACAGCATCAAGAATGCAAATCTTAACTGGTGTAAAATCTACAATCCAAGTTCCTGCATTATCAGACACTTTAATATGGCAAAATGGTGATGCTTGTGGCTTTAGTGCTTCAGGTGACACAACTATTTCTGCTCGTGTATTAACAGTAGGTAGAATCAAAGTAAACAAAGAATGGTGTGTAAACGATTTAGAAACTAAATACACTCAATTATTGTTATCTCCGGGTTCTAATTATGATGCTTTACCGGGCGGTATTGATGCAGCATTCGTAGAAACTATTTTAGGTACAACTAAAGAAAACGTAGAAACTGCAATTTGGCAAGGTGACACTAATTCTTGGAATTCTCAATTGAAGCAATTTGATGGATTAGTAAAAATTATCAATGCAGCAAGTGGAACAGTTCAAGCAAATGCATCAGCATTCACAGGCATTGCAACAGTAACAGCAATTACAGCAGCAAACATTTTATCGGTAGTTCAAGGTATCTATGCAGCTATTCCAGTTGAAATACTTGACAAACCTGATTTGAATGTTTACATGGGTGTAGGTAACTTCAGATTATACCAAACTGCTTTAATCAATGCAAATCTTTACAACTTCATTCCTACTGACAACGCATTAGGACAAATGAAGATTCATGGTACTAACGTGAACATTGTTTCAACTCCGGGCTTAACAGGAACTAACGCAATCTATGCTTTAAGAGATTCAAATATGTTCTTAGGTGTGGATTTAGAAAACGAACAAGAAGCATTCAAATTCTGGTATTCAGAAGATTTTGACTTGGTACGTTTCAAATACAGAACTAAACTTGGTGTTCAAGTTTCACAAGTTCAAGAAATCGTTAAATTCACAATTTAATTCACAAAAGGGTAGCAGCTAATAGTTGTTACCCTTTTTAAAACCAAATTTCAAATCATGGCATGCGCAATAGTAGCAGGATACGCACTTGACTGTAAAGACACAGTTGGTGGTATCAAAAATTTATACATAACCGAACAATCAAACATTACTGCAATAACAGAAAATGCGAGTGGTTATGTAACAGCAATAACAAAGACAGCAGGTAAGAAATATTTTCTTTATGCTTTAGAGCCAAGAGGCGCAAATAGTACAACTAATAACATCAATACTGACCCTAAAGTAGGAACAGTAGGTTATGAGCAAACTATCGCAGCTACGTTCTTAAAAATGGCTTATGAAACACAATTCAAATTACAGCAAATTATTAAAAATAGAACTTCGATAATTGTTGAAATGAAAAGCGGTCAATTCTTTTTATTCGGTTCATCATTCGGTATGGAATGTACAGGTGGAACAGGAACAAGTGGTGCTGCATTAAATGAGTTCAATGGTTACTCTTTAACTTTTGCAGGAATGGAAAAAACATTCTCACAAGAAGTTGACCCTGCAATTATCACAGCATTGTTATCATAATAAGATTCATTGTTTTCATAGCAAAAAGCCAACTTATTAATTTAGGTTGGTTTTTTTGTTTTAGTAATATTTAGCAAACTTTTTAATAATTTATATTTATAGTTAGTGATAAGATTCTTAAAAAATAGCACAAACAACGTAGTAGTAACATTAACTGAAAATTCAACAGTTACTAATCCTATTTATTTGTTTATGTTTACCAATCAAACATCGAATGTACCTTACTATTTTATTTCAACTGATACGAGTAGTTATAAAACACGATACAATAAGTTTTCAGTAGTTGAAAAGTTAGCTGCAAACACTTTAAATGGTGAAGTTACATTAGGTTTAAATGGCTTTTATAACTATACAGTATATCAAACATCATTAAGTAATACAAGTGGGCTTACAACAGCAGCAGATGCAGTTCCTTTTATCACTAAATCGGTAGAAGTTGGTGTTGTTGATGTGGTTTTAGATGCACAAACTACCACAGAATACGATGTACAAGATGAAACTAATATAATTTACCAACCATAATTTATGGCATATACAGACAAGACAATAAAAATAGGTTTTAGCAATGACAAAGTTCCAATGTTTGTGGAACAAAAGTCAAAAGTATGGGTTAAATATGGTGAAGAAAACAACTATCCTCAATACCTTGTACTACTTTTTAATAGAAGTGCAAAGCATAACGCAATAGTAACTTCAAAACAACTATATATTTCAGGTAAAGGTTGGCAATTTGACCAATCAGAAATGCAAGGCGAAGAAGTAATTGCACTACAAGGATTTATTGACAACCCTAACCAGTACGAAACATTAAATGATTTAGCTAAAAAAACTATTTTAGACAATGAATTATTTGGTGGGTGTTATATTAAGGTAGTAGGTACAAAAGGAAAGAAAGGTCAAGAGTTATACCATATTGATTATTGCACAGTTCGTAGTAATGATGACAATACAGAATTCTATGTAAGCGATGAATGGATTGATGAAAGTGGAAACGAAAACAACACACCATTATTTACTACTTTGCCTGCTTATGACCCAAATGTAAAACAAGCAGAATCAATATATTATTACAAGAGTTATAGACCAAATTTAAATACATATACTTTACCTGATTATATAGGTGCTGTTCCTGCAATTATTACAGATGCAGAAGTAGCGAATTACCATAGAGCAGAAATACAAAATAGTTTTAAAGGTTCTAAAATGATTACGTTCGTAAATGGCATACCAAGCGATGACGAAATGAAAGCTACTGAACGCAAGTTAAAGAGTAAATTCACATCAACAGATAGCGCAGGTTCGATAGTTGTAGACTTTGCAGATGATAAGGATAGGGTAGCAATAATAAACGATTTAAGCGCAGGAGATTTTGCAGATAAATACACAGCCTTAAATGATACAATTCAGCAAGAAATATTTGTAGGACATAAAGTTACTTCACCAATGATTTTTGGTGTTCGTGTAGCAGGTCAATTAGGTGGCAGAGCAGAAATGATAGATGCATTTAACCTATTTACAAATACTTATGTAGCACCAAGACAAGAAGTTCAAGAACAAATATTTAATATTTTCGCACCTGTAAAAGGGAAGTTAAAAATAAAGCAGTTAGAACCTATTATGCCTTCATTTAGTGAAGCTACATTATCACAAATTTTAACTAAAGATGAGTTAAGAGAAATCATTGGTAGAAAACCATTAGAGATTAAGAATGTAGTTTCAAATGTTGCTGATAGTTTAAGTGCATTAAGTCCATTAGTTGCTACTAAGGTATTAAATCAATTAACACCAAACGAGGTTCGTGCAATCATTGGCAAAACAGCAATAGAAGGTGGTGATGTATTACTTCCAAGCGCAGATGTAACTGCACCTGCTGCTTTTAAATTTAGTAAGCAAACAAGAGATTTAATAGACTACGAAACATTTAGTAAGTATGGTGAAAGTGTAGAAAACTTTGAACTTGTAAAAACTAAAAAAGTAATGTTTGGCAAGGAAGATTTTATTTCTAAAATTGAACAAGGAATATTAGACTTAATTAAAAAAACTCCAGACATAACTATTGAAAGTTTAATGGAAGTAATGAAGTTGGATAAAACCAAAGTTAGCGATGCAATAGAAACTTTAATAGGTGATGGATTAATTGATAAAAACTTAAAGATAACTATCAAAGGAGAAAACAAAAACGTACCAACTTTTAGTGAGTTATTTATTCGTTATAAATATGCTTTGCGAAGTGATGCACCTGCATTAGTTGAAGGTGGTGAAAGTAGAGATTTTTGTGCAGCAATGATAAGCAATCCACGTTACTTTAGCAGAGAAGATATTGAAAACATTGGTAACGATTTAGGACAGGTATATGACATACCTAACTACGATGCATTCAGGCGCAGAGGTGGTTGGTATCACGACCCTAACTTGGATGTAAACTTACCATATTGCAGACATATTTGGGTTCAAGAATTAGTTAAAAAAGTTAAATAATATGGCAGCACAAGTTTTATTTTTAAGCGAACAAACATTAAAGCAGCGTTCTGTATTACAGGATAATGTTGATATGAAGATTATTACTCCGACTATTATCGAAGTACAAGAGTTTTATATATTACCGATATTAGGAACAAGTTTATACAACGAATTAAAAAGCCAAATTGCAGCAGGTACAGTAAGCAATGCAAATAAGAATTTAATTGATAACTACATTACTAATACAATGATTTGGTATATGCAAGTGGAATTACCATTAGCAATGAATTACAAATACTTTAATAAAAGTGTAGGTGTTCAGAATGCGGATAATATGCAACCTGCAAGCATGAGTGAAATTAGGGATATAATGGATGAAGCAAGAAACAAAGCACAAGTATATGCTGAAAGATTAACTAAATTCTTATTAGCTAACACAACTACTTACCCTTTGTATTTAACTCAAACTGGTGTAGGCATAGACACTATATTCCCACAAAGAACTAATTATAATAGTGGAATGTTATTAGATGGTGATGATTGTTGCAGTGGGCGATATAACTTTCAAGGAATAAAAATAGAACCAAGAGAATTAACCCAACCTTGCACATATTGTTAATGAAAACAAAAATTAAGAACGAACAAAAGTTACAAAAATTTATAAAAGAAAATGCAATTTTACACACTCAATCAAATAATAAACCTGTTCGAAACAATAGCGACAAACCACGCACAGATAAACGGATTTAATTTTGGTGAAGCATCAGATATTTCAGCGAGTGAACAAGAGCAGTATCCTTTACTTTGGATTGATGTAATTGATAGCGCAATTGATAGCAATACTTTAAGTTTAAACATGAACGTAAAAGTAATGGATATTCAAAAGGATGACCAAACAAATGAACGTGATACCTTAAGTGATTGTTTAAGCATCTCACAAGATGTTTATTCGGCATTGACTAACCCAATATATCAAGATTACTTTTTGTTAAGTTTTGCAACGAATTTAGTACCTTTAAGAGAAGCATTGGCAGATAAGGTAAATGGTTGGGAAATGAATTTAACATTTGAATTAGCACAAGAAAGAAACAGGTGTCAAATACCTATAAAATAAATAAAAATAATATATTATTAAACAAATAAAAAAATGACAGATTTAGGCAAAATAATTGGTTCAGGTGGATGTGAGTTCATAGCAGCAGCATCAGCAAAAACAGGTAAAACTTATTCAGGTATTGTAATCAATACTGATGCAGTAATAGGAACACTTGAAATGAATGGTGTAAACGTACTAACTACAAAAGCATTCAATGGTGCAACAGTATCAGCAGGTATGTTTATACCAGCAGCAGCAGGAACATCAATCACTGCGATTACTTTAACTTCAGGAACTGCGATAGCTTATAACAATCAATAAGTATGTTAGGAATTACAACTACTAACGCAAGGGTTGGAGGGTTTAGAAAGGTAATTGGTGCAATAGCATCATTTATTTGGGGAACAGCTACGGCTAAAAATTGGGGTGAAAGCACCTCACAAACTTGGGGATAAAAAAATAAAAAAATAAAAATATGGCAAATTTATTAAGTCAAAATATTGGCACAAATTACAAGTCAATTCTAAATTTAGACACAACAATCAACACACCATTAGACACTACTTTAAGAGCAGTAACAGATGGAATGGGAAATGCAAGTCCTTTGCAATTAAGCACAGAACAAGTAGGTATAAGTAGAACAGTTGCTTTAAGTGCAGGTGCTACTAATCCACGTTTATTTAACGAGGTTTACACTATCAATAATAGTGGAGCGCAAACAGGCACTTTAACAGGTCTATTCTTAAACGCAACCGAAACGGCATTAAATGGCATGAGCCATAACTTGATGGATTTGCAAGTTGGTGGGGTTAGTAGGTTTTTAGTAAATAGTTTTGGGGGAATTGAGGTTAGCGGTGCTTATGGAATTACTTTTAAAAATTCAACTGTTTTAAGAGCATCAATAAACAGCAATTTATTAATTACAAATTTTTTAGGTAATGATTTTAATAGAATTCAATTAGGCGGCACAACGTCAAGTTTCCCATCTTTACAAAGAAATTTAGCATCAATAAGTTTTAGATTGGCGGATGATAGCGGTTATTGTAATGCAAGATTAAAACAATTGAGATTTGAGAATGCAAGTGTTATAAATGATTTTAATGATGGGACAATAACTGTTTCAAATAATGCTCAAAATGATTTTAACCGTTTACAATTAGGCGGCACAACAAATGCATTCCCATCTATAAAAAGAAATGGTGCAGCAATTGATTTTAGGTTGGCTGATGACTCAGCGGCTTGCAATTTAAACGCAGCAACATTTAGCGGTACGGGTATAGTTTGTTTGTCATCGGGTGGGGTTGGTATTGCTCAAATTTCAA